TATGTAAGAGGATATGAAAGATATTATAAAATTCGTGAAGTAGCCTATCGTATCCATGAAAAATACTCTGGTAAAGAACTAAGATTTACCGAAAAGGAGTATGAGCAATACCTATCTACCGAAGTTGGTGTTGTTAATGGGCAAGTATTCGAAGGTGAACAACAGATACAACAAGCTAAAGTCAAACAGGGTCAGCAAAGAGATGCTATATTAAAGCAAGCAGCAGACCAAATTGATGGTGAGATAGAAAAAGCGGCTGAAGAGCTTGAGGTTCAGTATATTGAGAAAGAGAAAGAGCTCTCTGAGTTAGTACAGTTGGGGGATATGGTCCCAGAGAGAATGGAAAAGGAATTAGCAACTTTGCGTGAGCAGATTGACACACAAGTCAAAGATGCTTATGCTCAAGCCCTTGAAAGTGCAGGACAAGTAGAAAAGATACCCGATGTTGAAATGAAGGTAAAGGCTGGTCTTTTGCAAGAAGGGATGATCGAAGTAGTTCCCATAGCGATAACAAAAATCAAGATGTGCGTTGTAATCGGAGAAACTCATGTTTTTTCAAGAGTACTACCATCGTCTAAATATCCTATAATCCCATTATGTAATCTACATACCAGAACTCCATACCCATTGGGTGATGTGAGAATGGTAAAAGGATTACAGGATTATATAAATAAGACGAGATCTTTAATAATTGCACACGCAACAACATCAACCAACATGAAAGTTATGATACCCGCTGGTTCAGTCGATATGGCTGAATTTGAACAGAAGTGGGCACAGCCAGGTGTTGGAATTGAAGTAGATTTTGATATGGGGCAGCCTGTAGTTGCAAGTCCAGTACCCCTTCCCAACGAGCTCTATCAAAACGAGACCACAGCCAAAAGCGACATCGACCACCAACTTGGACTGTACGAAATGATGATGGGTAATTCCAACGCTGCCCCACAAACTTATAAGGCTACAATTAGCCTGGATGAGTTTGGACAAAGAAAGATTAAGAGTAAACTTGCTGATATTGAAGCTGGTTTAACTCGCCTTGCACAGGTAGCAATACCATTAATGCAAGAATTATATCAAATGGAGAAAGTTTTTAGAGTTGTTCAACCGAATAACTCATTATCTGAATATGCCATCAATAAGAAATTATATGATGACAAATCAGGTGCAATACAAGTTTTCAATGATGTCACCGTCGGTGCATATGATGTAGTATATGTTTCAGGCTCGACACTTCCGTCTAATAGATATGCGGAACTCGAGTTTTACATGGAAGCGTATAAGGCGGGACTCATTGATAAACAGGAGGTCCTGAAGAAGACAGAAGTTTTCGACATGGAAGGAGTACTTCAACGAACCGATATCATTGGTCAGCTACAACAACAGCTCAAGGCAGCGACTGAACAACTAAAAGATCTTCGAGGAGATATGCAGACGCTCACCCGTGAGAATGTACACCTGAAGCAAAAGGTAGAAGTCGAGAAATTCAAGAGTGGATTAGACGCAGTTGAAACTAAGGCGAAAGCCGCGGGTTCATTGTTTGATTCACGCTTGGGTGACCAGCTCTCTTTGGTTGAGAAAGAAGTACGAGATGCAGCAAAAGAACAGAGCAAACCCCCATCCGCATCTAATGGGGCTGCTAAAAGGAGATAAAAATGGAAGCTAATAGTCCAGAACAAGTAACTACACCAACTGAAGCCCCCCAGGCCGTTCAGGTAACCCCAGATGTTCCTGCTTTCGAGCAGGAGATAGCAGCTGAGGCTACACCAGAACCCCAAGGGACTACCTTCGAAGAAATCGTCGGGGTTACCCCAAATCCTACAGAACAAAATGGAGAGGCACCCGCATCAAACGATCAAGTTCGGTATGGTTATTGGCAGTCAGAAGCTGCCAAATTGAAGAATCAGTTAGCTGAAAAAGATGAGATTCTTCGTCAACAGACACCTGTAATAGAGTATGTTACGCAAAATCCTGGAGTACTGCAAAATGGTCAGGCTCCCGTTGTAGCACAACCTCAACAACAGCCACAGGCACCTCAAGTAGAAGAGGCTAAAGAGGAATTTCCTCCACCGCCTTTAAAACCAGAGAGACCTGTTGCTTATAGTAGAGAAGATGCTTATTCGGACCCAGCCAGTGAAAGTGCCCAGTATGATGCAACGGTGGAACAATGGAGAGATGATATGCAAACGTATAATCAGCTCCATACGTCTTACCAAGTAGCATCGTTGCAGGAAAATCACGATAAGGAGATTGCAAATCTTAGGAAGTTTGAAGATATGCGTCAAGCCGATGCTCGACAAAGAGCAGAATTGGATAATGCCAGGAGGTATGTCAAATCCCGATATGATTTAGGATCTGAAGCAAACCTGGACTCTTTTATACAAGAGATGAACGATCCGAATTCTGTTAATATGGATGACCTGGTAGGTTACTGGAAACACAAAAATGGTATAGTAGATAATGCACCATTAAGTAATTCGCCCCAAGTGCCACAACAAGGAAGTCCTACATTTGAACAGTTGAAGCGGGCTCAATCTGTACCAACTCCTATGGGGGTTCAAACCTCCGCTGGGAATCAGGCAGCAGATCCTTCGAACAACTTTATGTCGTCTCTTATTAGTGAGGAAAAAAATCGAAACCTACTATAAAGGAATAAGGACACAAAATGGCAGACTATAGTTCAGGTCAATTAATTTCCACTACTCCTAACACTCCAGGTTGGAGTGGGCAAGATGTTGATAGTCTTAGACGGACTTTTGGAATCGGTGATACGGTTCATGAATTAGCTCCAGAGACTTCAATTTTCTTTAGCTATCTGAGTAAGCTCGGAAAGAAACCAATTGACGAAACAGTATGGAAACCGATGGAATATCGGTCGCAATGGCAAAGGCGTAATTTTGTCGCGGATCAATTCAAAGTAACTGGGACTGTTGGTACAAATCCAATTACTGCGATGGCTGATCCTACTGGTGCAGACTCGACTCACGTAGTCGTTTACTGTGACTATAATCATCAGGGTAAAGTGCGAGCAATCGCTGCTGATCCTGATCACGCAGACTATGCAGGTTATGCTCCTATTTACTTGGTTAAAAACCAGGTGCTTAGAATAGATGGTGTAGCTTACAAATTAACCGATGACCCAGATTATTATAAATATACTGGGGCTGGAACAGCAACTCTATCTTCTAAGGCCAACGCTGGAACTGAAGATGGATATGCTCTGATCCCATTGGCTAAATTGATCGTAGTAAGCTCAGGCAGTGCAATCGGTCAACCTTCTTCTGGTGCTTGGTCTAAGAAAGGTCAAGTTATCGGTTCGCAATGGGCTGAGGCATCTGGTGCTCCAGACGGATGGAGAGATGAATTGAGTGACGTGGAATTTTTCACGCAGATATTCAAGACATCTGTTCCTTTGATGAGTGGATCAATGCAGGCTACCAGGTATCGCGGTTATGCTAATGAATGGAAACGTATCTACAGTGAGCATGTCAAGTCCCATAAAATGGACCTTGAGAATGCTTTCTTATTTGGCTATGGTAAATATACCAGTGCTGATGTAAGAAACTCCTGGGGTATCGAGCCTTTTATTAGAGCCAAAGGTGGTAAGAAATACGAGTTAGATTATGATGGAACTACACCAAGTGGTTCAGGTTATGATGTTAATGCTCCATTTTCTTATGACGGCATTATTGACGTGATGGATGACTTTATGAACTACGAAGGTGGAAACAGTGGTCAAAAACTGTGTCTAACTTCTCGTAAGGTTATCAATGCACTACACAAAACAGGAGCTAATACCTTCTTAAAGAACTCATTTGACTCTGACTCCAGTCAGTTGTTTAGTGCTTCTTTAGATGTGAAGCCTTCCAGTTTTATGCCTATTGACATTTCCTCTATCTCTACATCTTGGGGTTCTATGAATTTCGTAGCTCACCCACTGTTTAGACATGATATGGAAGATAAGGCCGTATGTGTTGACTTGAAACATGTGTCTATGAGACCACTTGCTGGTA